TCTCTCAAGTCTGATAATATTGGGCGCTTGTTAGTGCGTTGTTCAACGCTTCGACTTAATTGAGATAGTGCAATAACAGGTACGTCCAACTCTTTTGCCAACCCTTTTAACCCGCGTGTAATTCTTGATAATTCCTGCACCCGGTTATCGCTTCCTCCCTCCATTAATTGCAGGTAATCAATCAAAATTAATCCCAGTTTTCCACCATTTTCAATCTGTACTTTTTTGGCTTTTTTCTTGATTTCATTAACGGTAGGATTTGAGGAATCGTCAATATAAATCGGCAGTTCCGCTAAGTTTGCAACAGCTTCAGTTAGGGGTTCCCATTCCGACTCTCGAATTTGTCCTGAGCGAAGTCGGGTACTTTCAATTTTGGCTTCACTCGATAACATCCTTTGAACTAACTGCCCTTTGGACATTTCTAAACTGAAGATTGCAACGGGTAGTCCTTTTTTGGCGATGTTAAATCCAAAATTCACCGCCAAACTTGACTTGCCCATTGACGGTCTTCCCGCCACGATTATCAAGTCCGAACGTTGGAAACCTCCGGTCATCGCGTCCAAATCATAGAAGCCGCAGGGAATACCAGGGGGGATGGCTCCGGTACTTCGATCCTCAATCTCCTGAAAAGTGTCGATCAAGGTTTCGCTAATTGGGACTAAATCCTGTTCAGATCTGGCTTGAGAAATACTGGCTATTTGCTCCTCAGATTTCTGGAGAATCGTCTCTAAATCTTGGCTTGTATCTTTTGCTAATTCAATAATTTGATTAGCAGATTTAATTAAGTCTCTTCTGATTTGTTTATCAGAAATCAATAACCCGTATTGATCGATATTGGTAGCGGAAACAGTACCGCCGATCAATTGAACTAATTTTAATTGTCCGCCCGCTTGCTCTAGCAATTTTTGATCCGCTAACCAAGAGGAAACGGTCATTAAATCAGTAGGTTTACCTTGGGAATGCAGGGCTAATCCTGCTTTGAAAATCATTTGGTGTTGTCTGAGAGAAAAGGATTCGGGTTGTAATGTTTCAGCCACCCGACTAATAGCTTCTGGATCGAGAAGAATTCCCCCTAAAACCGCTTCTTCCGCTTCTATGTTTTGCAAATTAATCATTTGTTAACGGCTCCGTTTAATGATTTTTTAATATGTGTGGCGATCAGGCTGTCTCTGAATTCCTGATTTTTCTTCAGTTGCTCTGGGGAAATTTGGGCTTCAAGTTCAGTTGGCTTAAATTCAAGTTGTTCGGGGCGAGTAACTTGAGTTGGGCGATTAAACTCCTTGGGAGACTTCCGATAGGCGAACCAGTGAGTTTTGAAATCGGTGTTTAGGTAGTGCAATTGAGTATTTTCGAGGGAACCTAGATAGCTCATTCCTCCGAGTTGAACAATTGCGTACAGTGAAGCATCATCTAAATCATCCAACGAGAGGCGTTTAGCAAGAGCTTCAAGGCATCTTGACCAGCATTTAGATACTAACTCTCGTTCGGATTCTTTAACTAGGCTTACAAGCTCTTTTCCGGTCGGACACTTGCCAAAACTGAAAATTGCTTCACGGATTGCCGTCTTAAATTCTTCGTCGGAAAGCTCGTCAGAGAGCTTGTCAAGCCAGACGTCGTACTTAAACTCGGTGAAAATTGCGTCAGGGAAATTGTTTTTAAGATTTTCAATCCCCTCATCAAAAACTTCGATGGACAACATGGGTTAGGCTCCTTTGGCTTGTTGCTGCGCTTGTTTTGCTTCTTGAATTGCTCTGGCACGTGCCAACCGTTCCTCACGGGGAACGCTCATAGCATCACGGGTTTGCGTTGAGGTGGAAGACTTGATTTTTGATTTCACCCAGGATTCAGCCTCGGCTAGAATCCGGTCGGGTTCCTGTTTCCAAAGCCTTGAGAGTGCGGCTTTGGCGTGACTTAGGTTGCAGTCACGTCCCTTGTACTGAGTCGTTTTACTCAAGATTTGGCGGTAAAACTCCTGAAATTCTGGATTAGGTGATCGCTCCCCCTTCATAGCTCCGGTCGCCACAATTTTGTTCCAGGTGTTCATGTTCTCTGCGGTTGTGTCCGTTACAAAACGAGAATGATTCTCATCGCCGCCCGGAACGTTGATCTGATCAGGAGGAATTTGTGCTTGACAGGTGTGTGCCTCTTGTTTTGGCTCTTGAAGGGGAGTTGCGATCGCCTCTTCTTCCGGTCTGAAGTCTCCTTCTTCGACAAAAATCTCTGAGTTGGAAATCTCGCGCATTCCCCCTTGGGGGGTAGGGGGGTCTTTTTGTAATGTGTCTTTGTGATCCGTATTTGTATATATGTCTTTATTTAGAGTGGGTTTTCCACTGCGGTTTTTCCATTGTGGATTTTCCATTACGGTTTCCCCGTTGTCGTTCCACTGTGGAATTTCCGTTGTGGTTTCTTTTGAAAGCTTCTGTTTTTTCGCCTTAGCTTTAGATGGACTGAACGGATCTGTGATCTTCTCGACATCCTCTTCTGGCATTTGTTCTAGGTACTTTTCCTTGAGTTGAGGAGTCTCAAAAACGATATATCGAGAAGCCCATAGTCCACCTGAATCGCGCCACCGGAGATAAAGTAAATAACCAGCTTGACTGAGTTCTGCCAACCCGCTTAATATTGAATCTCTGCCGTCTAGCTTGGCTCCACAAAGGTGACTCAGACTGATTTTCCAATCTCTCGGATAGCTAATTAAAAGACTCAACAAACCTGTAGCTTTAAGGCTTAAATTCGGATCTTGCACGGCTGAATTGTCAATCATCAAAAAGTCACGATTGTGCCGCTCGACTGAGATGATATCCCCCTCATGTTGACGATCACGCTTCATATTGCACCCCCCTAAAGATCGTCTAGTGCTGTTTGGACTTTTTCGATGTTTAGCCTGAAGAGGAAAGTCCAACCGGGGCTATCGTGCTGTTCGACAAATCCTTTTTTCTTCAATCCCTCAAAAGAAGCTAAAACCCTATCCCTGCCAAAAGCTCCGCACACGGAGTCTACTAAGCTGTCAACATGAACATCTAGCCACATTATTTCGATGTCTCCATTGTTTTCAAGCTTGCAAATAGTCCAGTCTTCAATAGCAGCTAAAAGCAGGGCTGCACATACGTCACCATCGCAGAGATGAACATAGGTGACTCGAAGGATTGCATATTCCCCGAAGTGTTTGATGATATTCATCACGCCACACCCCCCGGAACCTTCCATTCTTCAGGCTGTGTCAGGGTGTAGCTACCAGGTTCACCCTTGACCAGATTCCACTTGACCAATTCGGTCAGGGCGAGGGTTGTATGCGTCCGGCCCAATGCGTATTTCTTCCCGAAGCACCGGGCGGTGATTCGTTCAACTGATGGAAACTCACCATACTCTGCTATGTGGCAAGCAACACTAAAATAAACCCGAAATGCTTCTGGAGATAGAGGTATATCATCCAGAAAAAGTGGTATTTCGATTTTCATGATTTATCTCCCCCATAGGAGTAAACAGTTGTTTTAATTACAGGAAGCCGTCTCAACCCGTAGACAGTTCTTTGCTTGATTGCGGGTTGTTTGCGTTTTTTAACTTCCGGTTTGGGCTTTTCCGGTTGCGGTTGTTGCTGCGGTGCGTTCCGAATCAGCAATTTAATCCAAGTAGATCGGCGTTGGGCACTCCCTATTACCGCCGCATCCTTAACACCCAATCCTTGCTCTTTTGCAAGGCTCTTTAGTTCACTTAGATTCCGTCGCTCCAAGTCACGCCGGAGGTTTAAAAGCCTGTAATTAGGATTAGGCATCTCTCCTACCCTCCCCAGGCTTCGGGGCTTCTGTCTCAGGTGCCTCAGCCGTGATTCTTCCCGATCCACGTTCCGAGAACATGGCGAAGTGGATCAACAGGCTCACCTGAAACAGAAGAATCAAAAGCAACCCAAAAAGGGTTATCAATGCTGGTGTCATCGTTGATTTGGTCATGGTGTTAAATCGAAAGGCACAACCTGGGTGCAACAGGTTGTATGGGCATTTTTACGAGTGAGGGGTGACACCCATTAGGGGTTATGGGTGTTATTGAGATTTCTGAATCTCTGCAATACTTAAGGCAATGTTTTTTAAGAAAGCCAGGGGAAAGGGTTTTATGCCTTTCTCCCTAACTTTTTGAACAAACAAATTCTTGGTTTATCCCTATCGCATCGCTACAACCTCCACTTCAAAAGGTTTCCAAGCGTAACTCCGTGAGATTACTTATTAAGCAATTCTCGTAAAAGTAGCTTTTTTTCTCTAACATTTCAGCAAGTTTCAATTCTTAATAGGCAAAGGAATTGATCGCCAAAAGCCGAGACTCAGAACCTCCTTGCGTTTGCTAGGACTAGAGGGGTTGTCTCAGTTTCGGCAAAAACGTCTTGCCAAATTCCGAGACTATTGTTATGGTAAATCAAGAATCTTATAATGTCAATATAAGGAAAGATAAAAATGGAGATGGAGATGAAAAAATTATGGTTCCTTATAGTCGGGTCTTGTTGATTGCATGGGATAAGAAAGCCGGAACAACCTTGAAGAGTATCAGAAACTCCAAAAAATTATCGCGACGACAGTTGGCTGAGTTGACTGGTGGGATTGTTTCCGAGCCTACTATTATCAAGTTAGAGTTTGGAGCCGTTGAAGCCGTAAGCCGCGAAAAGTTAGATACTCTGTTGTCTAATCTTGGTTGTGACGTTACCTCGATTTTCCCGTCTGTGGTCGTGAAAAATTTTTGAAATACCCCTTGACAATCTTATAATCCGATTATAAGATTGTAGATACAAAGCCAAAAGCGGCTGACACCAGACCTCGAATCAGTGCCAACCGCTCGTACAACACAGGGGAAAACCCCACATAAAACCATGATAACAGCAATAGACCAAAAAGCGTTAGCGTCTTCTTTTTCTATCCCCTCCGAAATTCGAGGGTTCATCTACAACAAACAAATTGCCGCCAAGGTTTTGAGTTGGGACAACTTCACCTATGGCACCGAAAAACAATACAAGCCAGAAGACGTTGAAGCAGTTTCAATTCAAGAAGACATCATTTGGTTTCGAGTAGGCATCGGGGCGGTTCCCATCTCGGTTGATCAATTTGTTAGTTACTGGGAACGAATCAAGCAATCTGAAATGGAAGAAATTAAAATTAGCTCTGAAGAAATTGTCAACCAAGCCAAATCTCAGGGAACAGTGATTTGGGAACATGGCTGCAAACTCGGTTATGTTGTTCACTTTGGAGGATGGTTCTATGCCATCACTGAAGTCCTGACCCCAACAGGGTTCAAATATTCCCACTCTCGTCATGGGAGTTTCTACCTGGCTCAGTCCGAGTTAATTGAGCGTAGTTGGGAAGTGGAGGCGGCGTAATGAGTATTGAACAACTTGCAACGCATTTTATTGAATTGATTGAAGAACGAGACTTTATTGTTGAATTCAACGAAGCTTACAACGAGCGATGCTATGAGATTGACGACGTTCTAGTTCCTCAAATTCTTGACCAAGTTCCTCAAGGGGAAATGGATCAATTCAACCAACTTATCAATCGCAAGTAATTAATTATTTGGGGGTGAAATTCCCCCTATATCACTACAAAATAACGGAGCAAAAAAATGATCGAATTTAACTTTGATTCTGACTTTTTCAACTCAGAAATCGACAACTTAATTGCCGATGATTTATCCAATCAATTTAATGAATTGATTGACGAGCGCGATTCAATCATCGATGGTGAAGGCTACAACGTAACAACAATAGAAGCAAAAAAAATGACACATCAAGAAATGGTAGAAATCACAATTTCAATTCTGGAAAATGTGAAAAGCGGTAACACTTCCGAAGCTAAAGGGCAGATTGAAACCCTTTCTCCAATTCAAATTATTCAATTATTTTCTATGGGTAAACACTACCCAGATGAACTGGAAACATTGAAAGAATTGGCTATCTATTGGTAAATAATCGACTTCCCTTACGCTTCATAGTGCGATTGTGGAGCGTTGGGGCGGTGCGATTAGCCCATAAACAAATCAACAATTTAAGGAAGTTGTCAGCACCCCGCTCTAAAGAGACGGGGCTTCATGCCTCTAACTTTGGATAGTTGACCAGCTATAGTCTTAATTGACTACGTTATCGGCAAGTGTTAAAGACCCACCAATGGATGCGAAGCTAGTCCGTTGCTCTGGAACTTAAAAGTTAAACAGTTTTACGAGGGGTAAGACAGTGCTTTTGAGATAGTTACCGACCGATAACATTGGCGAAGCTAACTTTACCCTAGCAATAGGAGTGGGAGAAATCCCAAAAAAACCGGGAATCGGCAAATCAAACAATTTTTGTCGGTTCCCAATCCAATATTCACGGGGAATAAATTCCCCTGAGTCGTGTTTCCTCTCAGGTCTAAAGACGCTGAGTTTCCACACTCCCATCCTACTTTTATGAACAAATCAGAATTTATTCAACAAGCCTCTATTCGACTAATGGTTGCATCCAAGATCAATGTATCTATTAGCAAAGAACCCTACTGGGAAAGAAAAAATGCAGCAAAATTTTGTGTAGAAGATGCAGAGTCTCTCTGGGAAGAATTAGATAAAAAGGGTTATACGGAAGAGGAGGAAGAGGAAGAAGACGATTGTTATATAAATGGAAATTGTGATACCCCCTAATCGCCCTCCCTTACGCCTCATAGTGCGATTGTGGGGCGTTGGGGCGGTGCGATTGAGCCCAAACAGAAACCAACTTACCGTATTTACAACGTATGACTAGCGTATTGCCAAGCGTAACAAAAGTAAAATTCGATGCTGATATGTTCACTTCCTTGCAGATGCAGGAGTGGATTCCAGGTTACAACCGAGTTGGAATTGATCAATTAATTATTGATGAGTTGTGCGACGACACAACATATTTGGTGATGTTTCTGGCTTCTTGCACAGAAACCGCCGAGTATGACGACTCGGATTTGTTATCCGTTAAAGCTTCTGAAAACGGAATCCTAGAAAAAGTCTATGGCCCTATTGTTTTAGCCTCTGAAGACAATGAAGGGTTGGTGCTTCGGTGTGGGGCTAATATTTTCCCAATTGTTCAGAAGAAAAACGAATTTGTCTTGGGTCAATTGGTTGGGGAGATTGTTTGTTCTGATATCAAGATTAAGGATCAGACAGGTGCGGAGAAAACAATTTCTATCCCTCAAATTGAGTTTTCTATTCCCTCTGATGACTCAATTGTCTATTCAATTCGAGTTTACACGAAAGAAGGTGTGGACGGGGACGGATTGAAACGAACGGCAAAATCCGGTAAATCAATAGCACCATTTTTAAACCCCGTTAAATCAGGTAGTTCCAATATTTTCAAGTTGGAAGAATTCCCAGCAGGGGAATATTCAGTAACAACAATCGAGCTAAACGATAAAAAAGAATGGAACAGCTACACAATCTATTTAGAAGGTGGACAAGCTGTTTGGGCTAGTGGCTCGGTTCGTCGTAGTTTGAACAACAATTATAAAGTCTTCAAAACCTTTTTAGCTCAAGGTAAACAACTTACCTTGAAGGTAGCTAGTAAAGCAGGGAAAAATGGCGAACGCATTGTTGACGCTTCATTGTTTCCTCGCGCTCCAATAGCGATCGCCCCTAAAAACTTAGAGGCTCTCAAGCCTGCGGAAGTAAGTGAAACTGAAGAGGGTAAAATCCCATTTTAATTAATCCGTTGAGGTGACTCCCATTGAGTCGCCTCTGTTTTTATTGGAGATTGAATAATGAAAGTATTGACAATTGCACTTCAAAAGAAATGGTTTGACATGATCGCCAGAGGCGAAAAGCGGGAGGAATATCGAGAGATCAAATCCTATTGGGCTTCTCGATTTATCAAGCCTATCACTCACATTAAATTCACGAATGGGTATGGTAAAAAAGTCCCGTCTATCACCGTTGAACTACTAGGGATTCATAAGGGAACCCCCAAGCCAGAATGGAGTGAAGGGACGATAGAGCAAGGACGCGAGGTTTATGTTCTTATGTTAGGAGAAATTGTTGATGCGTAAAATAATCCCGTTTTAATTAATAATTCTGGGGGTGAAATCCCCCAACCGGAGGAAATAAGGATGCAAAAGACAACCTTTAAGATTGCAACAAAATTCGAGAGGATAAAACCAATTGAATTTACAGAGGTAGAAGGCCTTGTATGCGGACTGTCAAGAACCAAGTTATTTAGTTCCTGTTTTGGACGAGTGTGAAAACTGCGGTCGGTTAGTCCCTTGGTGTTTTATGGGGTCTGGCGACGAATTGTGTAACGAATGTTGGGGAAAACAACAATCAAATTAAGGAG